CCCTCCCGTAAGTCGGTCCATTCACGCGCATCCTTCTCCCGATATCGAACCTTCTGGGCGTTCCAGATAGACCGGAGGGGGGGAAAGTCTCGGATCTTCCAGTGGGAGGTGCCACTCAGACTTACTAAAAGCCGATTTTGAAAAAAGGGAGGTTAGGAGGCCTCCCAAACGAGTAAAACGAGTTTACTCAAAGACCACCTAGTCTTAGGAACTAGCTGGAGGTTAACGGTAGGTAGGACGTTTGGAGTGTACGAAGCACTACACAGCAGTGCATAGCGTAAGAAATGGCGAGCATCTATAGGTTTCTGCAAATCAATCCCTGTTTCTCAGGGTCTACTCTGATTACTGCTCTCGCAATCAGACAGGCTGTGCCATTCACGCTTCAGGTCTACGGGATTTCCCCGTCCTCGGCCTCGCAGCATACCTAGTCCTGTTACCTTATTAGTAAATATATAGTAATTCAACCCTTGATTACGGATTATTCTTTGATATAAGCTCCTCAAAACTAGCAAAAGATTCCTTAAATGACGGATCAGAATCTTCAAAGTCATGTAGCCAAGCGTAAAGCCCATAAAAAGGCTGTAGCTGAGAGGAAGGCTGAGAGAGGCAGGCACATTATGTCTGCTAGAGAGCAAACTCGCCAGATGCATGAGCTAAAGGCTGAGCTACTCACTCACAAAAAGGCCAAGTCTTTCGTTAACAAGCTCTTTGATATAGCGATGGATGATGAGCATGACGGTCAGATGCAGGCTATGAAGATAGTATCTGATCGGTTGCTGCCTAATGCTGGCTTTACCCTAGATTCCAAGAAGTCTACTGCCGTAAACATCAATATTAGCGGCCTTACAGTCAGCGCTGTAGAAGGGCAAGCCCTTCCTGTAGAAGAAAAGCCCGTAAACCAAGATCAGGTCAGTGATCCTGTGAGCATTCAGTGAGTACTCAGTAGCGTGGCAGACTTAGATCTCGCTCTATTGCCTTGGCAAGAAGAGGTGATGAAGGATGACTCGCGCTTTAGGGTTATTGCTGCGGGCCGCAGAACAGGGAAGTCCCATTTAGCCGCTGTATCTCTTATCTTAAATGCCCTGACCGAGCAAAAGGGCAAGGTTTTCTATGTAGCCCCCACCCAAGGTCAGGCCAGGGACGTCATGTGGAGCACTATCTACGATATTGCTGGTGACATTATTGAGAAATCCCATGTCAACAACCTAGAAATCACCCTAGCCGGTGGCAATACTATCTATCTAAAAGGCGCTGACCGTCCCGATACCCTTAGAGGTGTGTCCTTAAAGCATTTAGTTATGGATGAGCTTGCTTTTATGAAGCCTGATGTGTGGGAATCTATCCTGAGGCCCGCATTGGCTGACAGAAAAGGCTCTGCCATATTTATTGGTACACCTGAAGGCCGCAATCACTTCTATGATCTCTTTGTAGGGGGCAGAACATGGCCTGATTGGAACTCTTTTCACTTTACCAGCTTTGATAACCCGCTAGTTGACCCCTCTGAGATAGAACATGCCCGCCAAACCTTGCCTGCATTTAGCTTCCAGCAGGAGTTTCTTGCCAGCTTTGACGCAAGGACTTCCGGCCTTTTTGATGTAGACAATTTTAATTACTACGAGGACTCAAGAAAGGTTGAGGGAGATTATTACATCAGCATTGACCTTGCTGGGTTTAAGCAGGTAGGGCAGAGAAGGGCGAGAAAGCGAGACAATTCCGCAGTTGCCGTGACCAAGGTAACACCCAAAGGGCATTGGTATGTTGAGGACATTATCTATGGGCAATGGTCTTTAGATGAAACTGTCCAACAGATTTTTAGGGCTGTTGAGAAATACCGACCTCGCAGGGTGGGCATTGAAAAGGGAATTGCCCAGCAAGCTGTGATGTCTCCGCTTCAGGATGAAATGAGGCGTCACTCTCGCCTGTTTGTTATTGATCTTCTAACCCACGGCAACCAAAAGAAGCACGACAGAATTGCTTGGGCGCTGGCTGGTCGCTTTGAAAATGGCTTAATTCATTTAAAGAAAGCGCAATGGAATGATCGATTTGTTGATGAGGCCGCTAACTTTCCCTCAGCTTTAGTGCACGACGACCTTATCGACGCCTTATCTTATTGTGACCAGATAGCTCAAGTTGCCTACCTAGATGGCATTGAGATAGATGATGATTGGGACGCATACGATGCTGTTGCTGGCTATTAACCGCACTGATTCTAGCGCACCAAGCCTCGAACAAGTCGGGGCCAGAGTAGAGGTGCCTGTTCTGAAAGTATGCCCTCCAGACGTTGCCGCGCCTGTTGACCCCAACGTGCTTCTTCCGGTTGCACATATTGACTTGATGGGTGACCAGCCGCAGGTTTTCCCATCTGTTGTCCCTAATGTCTCCGTTAATGTGGTCAATGTCTCCGACAGGCTGTGCTCCCGTCATCAAGAGATAGATAACTCGGTGCTGGAGAAACCCCTCATTACGAAGATAGACTCTTTTATATCCGGTGGATTTGGCCGACTTGACCAGCTTCCCATTCTTGGAGCGGTGGTTGGGGTGATTGACCCAAAACAATTCTCCGCTGCTCGGCTCGTATTGGATGCGATGCAAAAAATCAGTAGGTATTTGTCTAGTGTCCATATAAACATTATACCTTTTCAACAGGGATTAGCAAATTATGGCTAACGATGAATTGGAGCCGATAGGATTTAAGCCCGACCTTTACTCTTGGCTCGAGAGCATGACTCAGGAATGGCGAGATCATTATGAGTCTAACTTTGCCAGCAAGCATGAAGAATACTATCGCTTATGGCGAGGCATTTGGTCAGAGTCAGACAAGACTAGGTCGTCAGAGCGCTCAAGGATTATTGCGCCAGCTTTGCAGCAGGCCGTTGAGTCTGCCGTAGCAGAAATTGAAACAGCATCATTCTCTCAGTCGTTTATGTTTGACATTGTTGACGACGGTGAGACCCCAGTTCAGCCCATCCCGCAAGGCCAACAGCCTCAGAGTGGACCCCAGATGCCTGCGGGTGGGCTGGATGCTAAAGCAATAAGGTCAAGGCTCCATCACGACATGGAGAGGGCCAACTATCGGGCCGCAATTGGTGAGATCCTGATTAACTCTGCCGTCTATGGCATGGGAATTGGCGAGATTGTTGTAGAGGAGTCGGTTGAATACACCCCTACGACTGTCGATGTCCCAGGAATGCCTCGCAATGCCAACCTAGTAGAGTATGGCGCAGCTAAAAAGGTTCGCCCCATTGTTAAAGTCAACCCCGTCCAGCCTAAAAATCTGTTAATTGACCCCAATGCAACGTGCATATCTAGCGCAATGGGGGTTTGTGTTGATGAGTTTGTAGGCATACACCATGTTCAGCAGCTTCAGGAGTCTGGCGTTTATCGTGATGTTGAGGTCACTGAAGACGCCAGCAATATGAACCTGGTTGCAGATGCAGAGCTGCCCAACCAGCCCAAGACAAAGGTAAACGTCAAGCGATATTACGGGTTAGTGCCTACTGATTTGCTGTTAGAAGAGGGGGTTGAGGTTGAAGACCCCGACGCTATGTACACCGAATCCGTTGTAGTCATAGCCAATGGTGAAGTCTTAAAGGCTCAAGCCAATCCCTATATGTGTGAAGACCGGCCTATTGTGGCCTTTCCTTGGGACGTTGTGCCTTCAAGGTTCTGGGGTCGAGGGGTTTGTGAGAAGGGCTACATGTCACAGAAGGCACTGGATGCCGAAATGCGGGCGCGTATTGATGCGCTGGCCCTGACTACTCACCCAATGATGGCGGTAGATGCCACTAGAATCCCAAGAGGGGATCGGTTTGAGGTGCGCCCCGGCAAGATGATGCTGACAAACGGCTCACCGCAAGAGTCAATCATGCCGTTTAACTTTGGTCAGCTTAATCAAATCACGTTTAACCAAGCCGCCAGCCTGCAAATGATGGTACAGCAGGCCACGGGTGCAATGGATGCGTCTGAGATGGCTAAGGGGCCGGCCTCAGACACAACCGCTGCCGGCATTAGCATGAGTCTTGGTGCAGTAATGAAGCGGCAAAGACGGACGCTGGTTAACTTCCAAGAATCTTTCTTCAAGCCACTGATTAAGAAGACTGCTTGGAGGTATATGCAGTTTGACCCTGAAAAATACCCCTCTGCTGACTACCATTTCTCTGTTGTATCAAGTCTTGGGGTAATTGCTAGGGAGTATGAGGTTCAGCAGTTGGCCCAGATCATGCAGGTAGTCCCACCAGAGTCGCCTGTCCACTCTGCCATGCTCAAGGCCATTATTGGACCTAGTCAGCCCAATCCCGAAGCCGAGCAGATGCAGCAGCAGCAGATGATGTTGCAGATGGAGCTAATGCAGGCGCAGATCGCGGCAGTGCAGGGGCAGGCCACAGAGTCTGCGGCACGGGCTGAGAAGTATACTGCCGAGAAGGATCTGGCCCCGCAAGAGCTTATGCTCAAGTACTCCGACATAGATAAAGACGGAGAAATTGACAATGACTTTGAGAAAAAGGTTGCTCTTGCTCGGATGCTGATGGAGGAGGACAAGTGGGATGTCGAGAAGAAGGAGCGCTTAGCAAATATATCTAACAAATCTCAAGAGCAGGAGATGCTTCAACAAATGCTACAGCCGCAGCAGCCACAACAGCCCCCAATGCCCCCAATGCCGCCTATGGCTGAGGAGCCGCCCCTGCAATGAACGCCGCTGTTGGGGGTATGAGCCTAGTTACAGTCATTGCGTTAATTCGCAAGGAGATTGCTAGCGCCCAAAAATTAGCTCCCGCAGGAAAGGATGGCAAGCAAGGTGCAAAAGGTGACAAGGGAGGCCAAGGGCCAAAGGGAAATCAAGGCCCAACTGGTAAGCAAGGCGCAAAGGGCGGCAACGGCAAGCAGGGCAAGGCCGGTCCCGCAGGCAAAGACGGCAAGGATGGCGATGACGGCGTTGGCATAAAAGACATCACTCAGGATGGCGATGACACTATGGTCATCACTATGACTGATGGAGAGGTTTATGAGCTTGAGATGCCGAAGGGAGGCAGCACAGAAGTTCGCTATCACTCTTCAGGCGGCGGTGGCTCTAGTGGCACTGTTGACCTAGCCCCCTATGTATTGCGCCCAACAACAAAGATGTCCAGCTGGCTTGCCTATCGTGAAGACGGCAACACAGGCGAGTGGACGCCTTTAACGACTGACCTCGTTGCTGTTAATCCTAATCAGTTTAGAGATGCCAAGGGCAGGTTTGCGCCAACGCCTAAAGAGCTTGAGAGCATTGATAATCAGCGCGACGTTAACGAGTTCCTGTATGGCAAGATTCAGGAAGTGGGTGGCGAGCATGAAGACTTTGCGACTAAAGAGTCTCTGGCTAATGAAGCTGACATGCGCCGCACAAAGGATGAGTTCCTTCAAGATCAGATCGACAGCAACCAAAGCCAGATAGATCAAATACAAGAGAAGGGCTACGACGACACCGAAATCAGAAAAGAAATTGCTGAGGAGTCGGTTGCTAGAGAAAAGGCCATTGAGGCCGAGAAGTGGGAGCGCTCACTAGCCGATATAGGCTTGCGCGATGCCCTTCAAGAAGAGATTGACATACTCAAGCAGTATTCCTTTGGTGAGCTAGACGACAAGATCAACACCGAGAGTGAGACTAGGCGTGTTGCTGACCAAGGCTTGCAGGCAGAGATCAGCTCACTTGCTGTTACGTTAGCCGCAGAGTCAGAGCAAAGAGAGGAATCTGATGCTGACCTTCAGGGACAGATAGACGATATATCCGAAAAAGGCTATGACGATACTGAAATTAAGGAAGGACTTGCCGCTGAGATTGTTGCTAGGGAGGCGGGCGATGAGGACTTACAGGATCAGATAGATGCCATATCTGAGAAGGGCTATGACGATACAGAGGTCAGGGAAGGCCTTGCCGCTGAAATAAGCACTAGAGAGGCTGAAGACAAGGCGCTACAAAAGCAGATAGAAGACGAGAAGACAGAGCGATCACTTGCTGATATAGGCCTAAGAGATGGCCTGCAGGCCGAGATAGATGCTATTGAGATACCCAGCATTGATGGCTTAGCTACTGAAGAATACGTTGATAATGCAATAGACGCCATCCCAGAGACTGACCTATCTGACTATGCCAAGACAGAGTATGTGGATGATGCTGTTAGCGGTGAAGCAGATGCAAGGCGTGAGGCCGATGCTGGACTTCAATCTGAAGTTGAAGATTTGGCTAACACTGTTGCTGATCTTGATATACCAAGCATTGATGGGCTGGCTACTGAGGAGTATGTAGATGCTGGCGACAGTTTACTACAGGG